TTGAACTCTTCTGTAGTAACGGTTTGCATTTGCCTTGATAGCACCCAAATCTTGAGTAGTACCATTTGCAAATGGGTTTGCAACCATACCATAACGAGTTTTGAAACCAATCTTTGGTTGGAAGGTATCTTGTCCAACTGCACGTACCATCTGGAGAGGTACATAAGGGCAGTAGAAAAGTCCTGCATCATAAGGATTGGTTCCCTTATAACCAACAACATAGTATTGGTTAGCAGCAAGGTTTGCTGCATAAGGATCGATATAAACCTTGAACTTGCCATTGAGAACACCAGCAAAAGTATTGCCAGTATCATCAACGTTGAGGTTAGCATTCAGTGCTGGGGTATAATCAAGCAGTCCTGCCATGGTAAGTGCAGAAGCAACATCAGATGAGCAAAGAATGGTGTTACCCTTTCCTCTACGAGTTCTGTATGCAATAGCATTAGCATCTCTTTCGAGTTGGAAAAGAAGTCCTTTGAACTTCTCAACTGACCAACGACCATTGGAGTCAACATCAAGGTCAAAGATACCAGCATTTGCTACGTTTGCTTGAGCACCGGGTTCAGCAATCTTGTAGATAGTACGGATAACTTCACGGTTGATTTCCGCAAGGATCTCAGTCGAAAGAATATTTGCTAATTCAGCCTCAGCATCAAGACCGTGAATTGCCTTAAGATCTTGTGCAAGTTCTAAGGTGTATTCTGCCTTGAGTGCTCTTGACTTTGCAGTAACCGAGAGTTTCTCGATGCTGAGTGCCATTTGGTTGAACTGATCACCAGCACCTGCACCTAGATTTTCAGCATCATATGTGGACATAGCTTGTCCAACTCTGTACTCAAGTCCAGTTGCACCTGAAGTGTTAAGATCTGAAGGATTACCACCAGCAGCAGTGCCACCAGCAGCAAAACCAGTAGTTCCAAAACCTACAGATACACCGTCATCAGAACCACCAGTGTAATCACCAGTTGTGGTATTGAATCCAGTATCTTGACCGGAGTAAGCAGTATCAGGTTCGTTGAAGAATGCTTCTTGACCGTTTTGATCTACATAACGGCTTCTCATTGCGAAGATAAGTCCAACAGGACCACTCATTGGTTGAACACCTGCTAGGTCATATGCAACCAGATTAGGCATTGAACGTCTAATCAATGAGATTAGAACTGGATCAAAACCTGCTACTGGACCACCAGCAGAAGCACCACCAGAGAAACCTGCAGCACCACCAGCACCAGCTAAACTGGCATAAGAACCTGCTGGGGTTTCAGTGAGGAATCCTCTTTCTTCCTTGAGGAATCTTTCTTGATTTTCTAACAGAACAGCGGTAACAGATCTACGATAAGGATCTTTGATCTCATCAAGACCGTTTGCCTCTAGAAGAGGTTGCCACTTGTTCTGCAATTGTTCTGAAAGGAACATTGCTTTTTCTCCTTGTTTCTTGAAAAAAGTGTGTTTTTAACTACAAATATTTATTATAAAGGTATTTTCACTTAGAGAATTTACCAAGTGCTCTCAGATAAGCATTCATTTGAGGACCATGATCCTCATCTACTCCTTCTAAAAGTACTTCTTCTCTAGAAGAAACTTGTGTATTTCTTGAGAAATACGACTCTTTAAGAGTCTCTAGCTTCTCACGATAGTCTTCTTCACCTTCAAACTCAACACTTTCAACAAGACTTGCAAGTTTTTCCTTCTGAGTTAAAGCTAACCCTTCGGTAACGTCATTAAAAATAGTGTCACTTACAGCTTCACTAAGTCTTTGATTTAATTGAACATTTCTTTCGATCTGTTCATTGAGTTTGTACTCCATTTCATCTAGTCTTTCGACCATTCCCTCTAACACATTATATTTATCTTCAGGGATTTCTACATAATGTTCTTCAAAAAGATCCTTCAATCCAGTCATGAAGGATTCTGAAAATTGTGATTTGAGTCCGGTTTCAATTTGAAGAGCATTCTCTTCAATCCATTCTGAGGAAACGTACTCAAGATAAGAATCAACTCTTTCGGTCAATTCTTCTTTAATTACATTTACTTCTTCAACTAATGCATTATCAAATTTAACTTGAAGATTTTCTCTAATTTCAGAAATTTTGTTCTTTACTGCTGCTTCAAAAATAATGGTTGCTTTATTTTTGAATTCTTCAGAAAGACCTTCACCACTGATAATGGCATTCACATCTTCGGAGAAGTCGAGATTATAATCTTCTTCGTCTTCATCTTCTTCGTCATCTTCTACTTCTTCTTTCTGCATGTATTCCATCTTCTTTTTAGAAGATTTCTTACCACCCTTTTCTTCTTCAGAATCTTCATCTTCTTCTTCAGAATCTTCATCAGATTCTTCCTTAGATTTTGCTTCTAAGATTTCATCCTCTTCATCATACTCTACATCTTCATAAGATACTTTAGATGCATTAAGTTTCTGCATTGGGTCTGCACTCTTAGCACCCTTATTTACAACATTGCTCACTTGCTTAAGAGTCTTTCCAGGAGTAGAAAGTTTGTTGGAGTCATCAGTAGAACGAGAATTAAATGGAGTAGGTCCTCCAAGATCTTCCCAACTACCAGATTGTCCATCCACAATTCCTGTACTTAATTTAGGCATTGCCTCACCGGGCTTTGCTCCTCTGTTAACAGCAGTAACAGATTTTTTAGTTGATACTTCCATTTCTTGTAAGTCGTTACCGATACTCATGTGTATACTCCGAATAAAAAAACTCTTAGATTTATTCTATATTTATTTATAAATTACAAATTTAAGAGATAATCATTTAATAATTGTAATTTCTTTTGCTCGGAAAGTTTTCTTTTTCCAGAAAGATTTTCAATTCTCTTACGAGTTATATTTGCATTCATTTCTTTTAAAATACCACCATCCCATACCCATTCCTTTCCTTCCATGATACCTTGAACGAATGCATCAGGAGCAGATGGATCTGCAACAATATCAGCAGCAGTTGCTAGCATAAAATCATCTGAAACATATTTAACACCATTTCTTTCAACCAAAGAACCAACACCACGAGTTGAAACTCCAAGAGTTACACCAGATTCTAAAAGTGATTTCGCAATATTTCCCATTGGAGTATCAAGAATTTTTGCTTTTCCAATGAAAGTATGCCCCTCTGCTTTCAGTGAGGTGATCATGTGAGAAACACGATCCAAATTTACTGTTGGTCCATTTGGATGTCCAAGTTCTCCAAGAGCACGTCCCTTTCCAATAAAAGACTGGTTATAACGATTCACTTCTCTTTCAAGAATTTGATATGGGTAACATCTTCCGTTACGATTAGTTACCTCTGCTTGAAGAAAAGGTCCAGTAATGTATAAAGTTTTCTTTCCATCTTTCTCTTCAGTAATAACTTTTACTGATTCGATTTCTTCTGTGATGAGTTTCATTTTATGCTTGGGATGAGATTTGAACTTCTGTCACATGTGCATAACCAGAAGATCCATTTCCAAAAGTAGTTACTACTACAGATTTTCTTATATCTGCACTTCCAGTAAATGTGGAAACACCAGTACTTGTATTATTAGATACCGTAACAGATTCATATCCAGGAGCATAATTTGCAGCAGTTATTAAAGCATGTGTGCAATTATAATTTGCTACTAATGACCCAGTTATGGTCACATAATTTCCAACAGTAAATGGATTTCCTGCATTTTCTTTAAAAGTATATGTAGTCGTAGTTCCAGTAGAAGCAGAACTCACTACTGAAGAAGCAACCTTTTCTTTTAAGATAATAGAATCTGCCGTTGAAATAAGAATATCATTTCTAGAAGCTAGTACGGATGATGTTGTTGCAATTCCAACATGAGCAGCAACTGTAGTTGCAACTCTTATGTACCCAGACTGTAATGCAATTGGAGTTGATGTAGATCCTGCTCCTGCAGTAATTGCAACAGTAGTTCCTGTTCCTACTACTTTTAATGCCATTAGTTTTCCTCGGATTCTTCTTCTGTTCCCATCATTGATTGGGCAATATATGGCTTTAATTCGTCAATTTTTTGTGCTGATTTTGAATAAAGAATTTCTTTAATTTTATCAGACACTTCCTCAGCAGAACTTCCACTTAGTACCATATCCATGAATTCATTGCTGGATTCCATTAAGTTACCTCAAAGTTTATGAAACTATTTATATTTCTGCTGCTTTGGCATTTACAGATGTTGCTTTGTCTGCACCCTGAACTTGAGGCTCCATGGGCACTTGTCCCATCATTTGTGGATTTGTTCCGGGCATGATTGGCATACCATCTGGACCTACTGGAGGAACTAATTTGGGATCTGGATAAACTCCATCATCAATCTCTTTTTTAATAAGTTTTTCCTGATCTATAATTTCC